AGCGGGCATCACTGATGCCACTGGCAAGGTGTGGACGATCAATGGAACGGCGTACACGTCGAACTGGTCGGCCTATGGTGCGCAGTTCTACCTCCAGGTCACCGGCTTCACCGGCACTGACGCCACGATCAAGGTCCAGGAATCCAAGGACAACGGCGTCACCGACACCTTCACTGACGTTACAGGCGGAGGGTTCACCGCAGTGACCAGCGCCCCGTTCACGCAGCGTCTGGCGGTCTCCAGCACTCAGGAGACGGAACGTTACTTCCGGGTGGTCACGACCACCTCGGCCGGGTTCAGCTCGCTGTCCTTCTCAGTCTTCGCGGTGCGCAACACCGGGCCGGTGGTGTTCTGATGCGCATTCAGCCGGTCGGCCCCGCGTCGGCGTACAAGACGTACTCGGTCAAGGCTCCGATCTCGACGCACTTCCGCAAGGCGACGTGCGAGGAGATCTCCTGCCCGGACTTCCTCTACGGGTGGCGGGTCCGGGTGGAGTCGCTGACTCCGGTCCTCCTGCACACCGCGAAGAACTGTGGCCGGAAGTTCACCCAGGTCCACGTATCCGAGGGCGAAACCTTCCTGGTGTACGAGGCGGGCCAGACCTGCTTCCACGCCGCGAAACACCGGACCCGCATTGAGCGGCCGGAGCTGTACATCGTGCGAGACGGCGACCGGCGGGGCAACCCCCGGGGCACTCCGGACCGCATCCACAAGAACGGTGTCGAGTGGGCGGAAGACCTCCACGAACACACCGACAAGCTGGCTGAGGCCAGGAAGGACGGCTAATCATGGCCAAGGTAAACGGCCTCGGGATCACGACGCTCAGCGTCGACAGTTCCGTTCCGACGCTCACCGACATCAAGAACGATGTCACCAACTTCGACTTCAGCACCCCGCGTGGCGTCCAGGACGTGACCGGTGTGGACAAGTCTGCGTACGAGCGCATTCTGCTGCTCGCCGATTTCTCCATCAACCTCAACGGCGTCTTCAACGCTTCAAGCTCTCACGCGGTCTTCAAGACGGTTCCGTCCACTTCGGTGGTCCGCACCGTGTCCCTGGGATTCGCCTCCCAGACCCTGAGCAACGAGTGCGTCTTCACCGACTACGCCGTCACCCGGGCGACCTCCGGAGAACTCACGTGGTCGGCTCCTGGCGTGCTCGCTGACGGCACCGCACCGGCCTGGAGCTGATATGGGCAACTTCGTACCCAAGCGCAAGCATTACCGGCTGGACTTCACCGGTCACGACACGCTGGACGGCCTGGAGATCGTGCTGTACGGGCTGTCGATCGGCGAATTCCTGGAGGTGCAGAAGCTCCAGGGAATCACCGAGGAAGACACCGAGGAATCCAACGCGCTGATTCAGCGGTTCGTGGACCACATCGTCAGTTGGAACGTCACCACGGATACCGGAATTCCGGTCAAGCCGACGATGAAGTCCATCAGCGACCTCGATATGGACGACGTCATGTCGGCCATTGCGGCATGGCTCAAGGCCATCGCGGGTGTTCCCGTCCCTTTGGAGAACGGCTCGAACGATGGGCTCTCATCCCTGGAGGAGTTGATGGCAACGGAGACCCTGTCACCGAGCCTGGCGAGCTGACGCACGCCTCGCTCATCGTCGGATTGTGCGAGCGATTCCATTGCTTGCCAAGCCAACTGATGGGCGAGGACGCCAGCTTCCTGCAACTCCTGGCTATTCACCAACGAGGAACACCACGACAGGCGGAGGGAGGGTACGAGGATGGCGAATAACGTCACGATCGATGTCCGTGTCAACAACAACACGCACAGCGGATTCACCGAAGTCAACGTAGCGCTTGAGGGCCTCACGCAGGCGGCTGGCACCGCGACGAACGCCCTCGGCTCAGGCGGCGGCGGTGCGGGCGGCGGAGGCCTGACCGGGGCGCTCTACGGCGTCGGAGCAGTCGTCGGACTGTCCGCCCTCCCTGCCATCGGTGCCCTCATCCCGATGATGGCCGGGGCTGCTCTGGCGTCACAGACCCTGAAGCTGGGGTTCGCCGGGGTGGGTGATGCGGTCGCTCTCGCAGGCACCAACCAGAAGAAGTACCAGCAGGCCCTAGACAAGATGTCTCCGGCCAGCCGGGACTTCACCAAGAGCATCGTCGGGCTGAAGAAGGAGTTCCAGGGGCTGGGCGGAGAGATCCAGAAGATCATGCTCCCGTCCTTCACCAAGGTGATCAAGGAAGCCGGTCCTCTCGTGAAGACCCTCAAGGGGTCCATGAAGGACATGGCTGGGGTGTTCGCCGACCTGGCCAAGAACGTCGGCAAGCTCATGAAGGACTCGGGCTTCCAGAAGGACTTCGCCAACACCCTGAAGCTCGGCACCGGATTCATCAAGGACATGACGAAGAATCTGGTCCCTCTGGTGAAGGCGATCTTCGACTTCGGCGCGAAGTCCAAGCCAACCCTGGACGCCTTCTCCGGCGGCTTCTCCAAGATCCTGAGTCAGGGCATACCGGGGTTCTTCAAGGGCCTGGAAAAGGGCATCAGCGGGTCAGCAAAGCTGTTCGACGGGCTGTTCTCCAGCGTCAATAAGATCATCATCTCGATCGGCAACCTATCTGGAAGCATGGGCAATACCTTCGGGCCCATCCTTGGGAAGATCTTCGAGCACATCGGCAATCTGGTCAGTGCCATCGTCACCTTCCTCACTCCCGCGATCGACGCGCTCAAGCCGTTGTTCGACTCCATGTCCGGCGGCATGACAAGCGCCGATGGCGTGATGCAGAAGGTGGCCAAAACGCTGGGCAACGTTCTGGCTGGCGCCGTGAAGTTGGCCGTCGTGCCACTGAAGAACCTGTATGACATATTCACCATCGCCGTACCCGTGGTGAAGGATCTCGCGAAGGCCATTGTCGGTCCGCTGTCCTCAGCCTTCCTGGGAATGACGGGTGCCAGTGACAAGATGCACACGTTCAATGACTCTCTGAAGACCTGGAGCAACTGGTCAAGCACACACAAGGAAGAGATCACCGCCTTCTTCCGTGCGGTATCCGTGGTGATCATGGACATGGTCATCTACACCATCACCAACCTCCCGCGTATGTACGACGAGTACGCATCCGTCTTCAAGGGGATCGTCACCGTTCTCGGGTGGATGGTGGACGCTGCTGACAAGGCATTCGGATGGATCCCCGGCATCGGTCCGAAGATCCACGAAGCGGCCAAGTCGTTCGATGACTACCGGGACGCCGTCAAGACGAGGCTGGATGAAACCGGCAAGGCCATTCATGCCTTCAGCGACAAGGTCAAGCCGGGGCTGGAGCAGAACAAGCTAAAGCTCCAGATCAGTAGCTGGAACGCTCAGATCGCAGTGGCGAAGAAGAACCTGAAGAGCGTCCCCAAGAGCAAGCAGGCCAAGCTCAACGCTGACATCGCCGCGCTGAAGAAGAAGGTTGACCAGGCGCAGGCGAAGCTGGACAAGCTGCATGGCAAGACCGTCACGGTGACGGTGCAGACGAAGATCCGTGGCGGCACCTCGCTGCTCGACGGCGGCATCTTCACCCGCGCGACCGGTGGCGCCGTGGGCTCATCCCGCGCGGCCGGTGGTGGCCCGCGTGGCAACCGGGTTCTCGTTGGTGAGCAGGGGCCGGAGATCGTGGATCTCGCGCCCGGCTCCATGGTCAGCAGCAACCCGGACACCCGCCGGATCCTGGGTGGCGGCGGTGGCCAGTCGGGTCCGATGCACATCACGCTGAACATCGGTGACAAAACTCTCGGGGAACTCATCATCGACCCGATCCGCAAGGCTGTGCGTACGCGCGGTGGCAACGTGCAGGCGGTGCTTGGGCGATGACCTTCCCGCAGACTCCGCTGGACATCGACGTCGAGCTGAAGATCAATGGCACGTGGACGGACATCACCACCGACGTACGCGACGCTGACGGTATCCAGGTATCCCGTGGCAAAAGCTCTGAGGGCGCCTCTGTGGACCCCGGACGGTGTGCGCTGACCCTGGACAACACCACGGGCAAGTACAGCCCCAGGAACCCGCTGAGCCCCTACTACGGGTACCTGGGTCGCAACACACCGATCCGGGTGTCAGTGCACGGCGGCACGCCGTACCTCAACCTTCCTGGCGGATCAGGCGACCGCGCGTCCACGCCGGACATCGCCGCCCTGGACATAACAGGCGACCTGGAAATCCAGATCGACCTGTCCATGGAGGACTGGAACGTCACCGCCATCACGGAACTGATGGGCAAGTACTTCACCACGACCAACCAGAGGTCGTGGCGACTCATGCTCGACCCTGCTGGTTACCCCCGATTCTCCTGGTCATCAGACGGGGTCGGGTTCACTGACGTCAATGCCACCAAGGTGCTCCAGGGAGGCCCGACGGGTCGCCTCGCACTGAAGGTCACCTTCGATGTGAACAACGGCGCGGGCGGCAACACAACGACGTTCTACACCGCCGAGACGATCAACGGCACGTGGACCCAGTTCGGTGACCCCGTCGTCAACGCGGGCACCACATCCATCTTCTCCTCCACCGCGCCCGTCCACGTCGGCGACATCTCGACCGTCACCTTCGATGAACTCCAGGGCAAGGTGTACGCCCTGAAGATCATCAACGGGATCGGCGGTACGGCAGCGGCCAACCCGGTCTTCACCGCGCAGATCGTGGGAGCTTCCACCTTCACCGATGCGGCCGGTCGGGTATGGACGATGAACGGCGCATCCTCCATATCCGACAAGCAGATTCGGTTCACTGGTGAGGTGGCAAGTTGGCCCCCGAGGTGGGGGACTGGCGGGTTCGACGTCACCACGCCCATCGAGGCGTCAGGGATCATGCGACGGCTCGGACAGGGCACCGCGCCCATCGACTCCACTGTCCGTCGGTCCGTCCTC